ACTCTTAGCCGCGTTGATGGATGGGGACCCCTTCGGGGTCCGGTAGGTTGTCCGCTCCCCGGAGCGGACCTCTACAATGTCCGCTCCGTCGCGGACGTACTTGAGGCCAGAGTATTCTGGCCTCTTCAAGGCCACTCCCAGGGATATAACCCTGGGAGTGGAAGGCCGACCACGACGCTCAGCGTCGTGGTCGTAGCGCAAATTTGCTATCAACATGATAAGCTCCCTATCCCATACCCGAAGGTATGGGATCGAAGTTTAGATTAGTACCCACTACCGCACAGGGTAGTGGGTACCCGTTTTATCTGGATATCACTCGATATCCAGATATTTTGACTGGCTTCCGCCAGTCGACCTCATCGGGGAAACCAACCAGATAGCTGGTTTCCCCCATCTTCCAGCGACGAGCATAGGCTCGTCGCCACGCTTCAGTGCCGCTTCTACCGCTGAGAGCGGTAGAATTTTGTCAGTCTTCGCCAGAAGCTGGGAAGCTTCTGGCGAGTACACTGACCAGCGGCATAATCCGCCTTTGGCCGCTTTCGCGGCCTCCATCATTTTGCTGAGAATGCGCGGAGCATCCTCAGCCGTTAGGGTACTATCCTTAGCGCCCTTAGCGATGAAAACCCGGCTATCAGCCGGATCCAGCCGCAAGCGTATGGTACCTTCATATGGCCTCATAGCCACCTCCGGATATATTGTTAAAGAACCCCGGGATTTCCCGGGACTGGCTAACCTAGCCAGTGATTTCAGACTCACACAACTATACACTATACACAAGTATACAGAGCAGGAACTACCAGCCTCACTAGGCCTAGGGGGGCACATGGACAGGCGATCAACCCCCCGCCCCCTGATGATAGGCAACCCCACACAGCACAGCCCAAAAATACCAAAGGGGGGAAAAGTTTGTATACTAAAAATACCCCTACTAAAAATACCCCTACTAAAAATACCCCTACTAAAAATACCCCTACTAAAAATACCCCTACTAAAAAATACCAAAGGGGGGAAAAGTGTGTCATAGTACCCACAACGAAAACATAGAGAGCACACACCATGTACCCATTCGAGATGGACTTCACAAAAATATTTCGGTATGACCACGAGCGGGGGGTGCTAATCCGTATACGAACGGGGAAGCCGGCAACGGTCCGCTACGTAACCAGTATGGGAAACTATGTGTATGGGTACGTACAACACAAGACAAAGCTTTATCTGGTGCATCGGGTTGTGTGGGCCGTGGTTCATGGGTCTTGGCCTCGCAGACCAGTGAAGCATCTAGATTACGATAAGAGGAACAACCGCATTGAGAATCTCGTATTAGGTAGTTTGCCGAAGCGTCGCGTCATATACTCGCCCAATGGATACAAACCTACCAATAAACCCAACACGCTGGTCTGACCGCCTAGCGTTCGATGTTGCCCTGACCCTAGAGGGTAGTGGCGAGTCTCTACGGGATGTTGTGGCTCGCCATGGGATATCGGTGGATGACATCCTCACCTACAATGCAGATCCGATATTCCTAAAAAAAGTCACACACTATCGAGAGGAGGTGCGGGATAAGGGGATGACATTTCGCCTGAAGGCTCGTGCGCAGGCGGAGGAGCTGCTGACGACTTCTTGGCTCCTGATCCATGACCAGTTCGTATCCCCGGCGGTCAAGGCGGACCTGATCAAGAGTGTGGTTAAATGGGCAGGGCTGGAACCCAAGAACCTACCGGAGCAGATGGAGGCGGGCGGTGGGGTGCAGATCATGATCAACCTTGGTGGGGGGAAGTCTGAGGATCTCCGCCTGGTTGGAGAGAGTTCAACAACGGGAGAGGACGACGATGACGATGAAGGTTGACGAGATACATGTGATCCCTTTAGGGGATATGGATACCCACACACACGACAGTGGGTGCCGGTGTGGTCCAATATTCTACTCAGATGGGGAGATATACGTGCATAACGCTTTTGATGGGCGAGAGGCGTACGAAACAGGCGAGCGTAAGTTGCACTAGGTAGCACCACAATGGAGATCAACTATACCCCGACTCCAGTGCTGCGGAAGTTCATGGAGAGCAACGCCCGCATGCGGGCGTTGATGGGGCCTGTAGGTTCTGGCAAGAGTGTAGCGTGCTGTTTTGAGGTTGTGCGGCGGGCGTCTATGCAAGAGCCGAACGAGCAGGGCATACGCAAAACCCGGTGTCTTGTGATACGGGAGACGGCTAGGCAGCTACAAGATACGACGATCAAGACGTGGAATGACTGGTTCCCTCCGGGTACGTGTGGTACGTACCGACGTACTACGAAGACATACTTCCTGAAGGTGGGGGATGTAGAGTGTGAGGTGATGTTCCGCGCGTTGGATGACGCGGATGATGTGGCGAACCTGAACTCGTTAGAGGTGACATTCGCCTGGATGAACGAGTGTCGGGACATACACCCGGATATTGTGGACGCGTTGTCCAAACGGATTGGGCGGTACCCCAGCTCTAAGGACGGCGGGCCTACCTGGCATGGTATGTGGGGGGATACGAACCCACCTACGATTGACGGGTGGTGGTATTACATGATGGAACACCTTGACCCTAAGGATGGGGTTAGTCCGAACGACAATGGGTGGGATGTGTATAAGCAGCCCTCTGGGCGGAGTGTGTACGCGGAGAACTTGGAGAATTTGCCGGATGGGTACTATGATACCCAGGGTAGATCGGAAGAGTACATCCGGGTCTATATTGACGGGGAGTACGGCCTATCTTCGGCCGGTATGCCCATATACAAATATTTTCGGTCGGACTACCACATGGCGACAGGGCCGTTGCGGGCGATAGCGAGCCCTGTCCGCCCTATCGTCGTAGGGATGGATTTGGGGCTAACCCCGGCTGCGGTTATCGGCCAGCAAGACCCGCGTGGACGGGCGCTGATACTTGCTGAGGCAGTAAGCTATGATATGGGGGTGCAGCGGTTTGTCAGGACCATACTAAAACCTTTGTTACATGGGCGTTTCCCGGGGGCGTTGATCATCGTGGTTACTGACCCTGCTGGGGTGCAGCGTGCGCAGACAGATGAGCGGTCTGCCGTTGACATCATCAAAGCAGAGGGGTTCAAGGTGATGCCAGCGCGGACGAACAACCCGACAGCGCGGATAAGTGCAGTGGACGAGTACCTGATGCGGCAGGTAGACGGAGATCCGGCCTTCCTCGTAGATCCTGTGTGTACGCAGCTGAAGTCTGCCATGATGGGTGGGTATCGGTACAAACCTAAGGGGGATGGGATTATTGATAAGAACAAGCACTCTCACATAGCTGAGGCGCTTCAGTACCTCATGCTGCATATCAGCAGCGCTGGGGATGGGCAGGCATTGCTCCGCCCTCGGGAAGTAAAAACCATACCATCTATAGGGTGGACGTAGGGGTAGGCTAGGGGTACAGTAACAGCTGATAGTTCTCACGCAGCTATCAATCGTAGTTAGAGACGAAATCTGGCCTTTAGCCCCGGACTTGCGCCGGGGCTTTTTTTATGGCATTTACACAGCCGATGAACGAGAATAACCAAGACAAGTGTGGTGGACGGAGTGTATCAGAGGAGATTCTACACACGCTGAATACCTATGGCGGCGATACATTCCTGGGGATAAGCGATATGATCACACTGGATATGTCTACACATACTGACAAGTGGGGTGGTTATGGCGGGGTTAGCTTTTCTTCGGGTCGCTAGTAACGATGACATAGATCGGCAAGAGGCAGTTGCTAAGGAGCTCCAAGAGCGCCAGAACCAGCCGATGATCCTGGGGCTTACTGCCTACTTACGGAGTTGTTGGGACGCAGCGCGTATGGCCAAACGCCCCATAGAACAGAAGATGCTTTCGGCTATGCGTCAGCGTGCTGGGGAGTATGAACCTAGCAAGTTGAACGCGATCCACAGCCAGGGGGGCTCCGAGATCTACATGATGATCACGGAGGTGAAGTGTCGTGCTGCCGAGAGTTGGTTGCGGGATATCCTCCTGGATACGGGAGAGCCGCCATGGGGGATCATTCCTACTCCTGCCCCAGATCTGGCTCCCGCCCAACGGCGGGAGATCCAGGAGCTTTTCGGAGACAAGATAACGCAGTTGATCCAACGGCATGGGCAAGCCCCGGATAAGCAGGAGATGCTAGAGCTGCGGGAGGCCATATCCCAGGAGTACCGGTTTGCCATACTCCAAGAGGCGCAGAACCGGGCAGACCGGATGAGCCGCAAGATAGATGACCAGTTTGCACAGGGTGGATGGGCAGAGGCGTTTAATGAGTTCGTGACGGACTTGGTAACGTACCCCTGCGCTTTCATTAAGGGTCCGGTAGTGCGTCGTCAGAAGGTCCTCGGGTGGGATCGCGATGAGATGGGGAGTATGAAGGTACAGGCTACGGAGCGGCTTGCTCCAGAGTACGAGCGAGTAGACCCGTTCCGTATATACCCGGAGCCTGGGATAACCCATATTGACGAGGGGTACTTATTCGAGCATCACCCGCTGTCTCGTATGGACTTGGCGGATCTTATAGGGGTTCCTGGGTACGACGACGAAGCCATCCGTGCCGTGCTCCGGGAGGGGGTAGGGACGTCCTGGTTCGTGGAGGATATACAGACCAGCAAAGACCCGTTGGAGAACAAATTTTCTACAGAGCGGAGGCCTACTGCCGTCTATGATGCCTTGGAGTTCTGGGGGAAGATCAGTGGGCAGATGCTCATTGATTGGGGTTTGGAGGAAGAAGACATCCCGGACTCGGAGCGGGAGTACGATGCCAACGTATGGATTGTGGGGAACTATGTGATTAAGGCAGTTCTCAACTACGACCCGCTAGGGCAGAAGCCCTACGCTAAAACATCCTTCATAAAGACGCCCGGGTCGTTCTGGGGTAGGGGTATCCCTGAGACTATACGAGATGTGCAGAGCATCTGTAATGCAGCTGCACGGGCGCTAGTGAACAACATGGGGATATCGTCCGGCCCCCAGGTAGAGGTAAACCTGGAGCGTATACCTCCGAACGAAGACATAACCAAGGTATACCCGTGGAAGATATGGCAGACAACGAACGACCCTATGGGGTCGTCCGCTCCGGCAGTACGGTTTACACAACCAGAGGACAATGCGCAAACACTGCTTGGGGTATTTGAGAAGTTCAGCCGCTTAGCGGACGACCATTCGGGTATACCTGCGTATATCTATGGGGATATGGACGTGCAGGGGGCAGGGCGTACCTCTTCTGGGCTGTCTATGCTCATGGGGGCTGCGGGGAAAGGGATACGTCAAGTGATTTCCCATATTGACAGCAACATAATTAAGCCTATAGTTCAGCGACAGTTTGTATACAACATGCGTTACGATGAGGATGAATCTATAAAGGGGGATGTGGACATTGTGGCTAGGGGCGCTATCAATCTGGCAGTGAAAGAGACAGTAAATGTCCGTAGGCTAGAGTTCCTGAACGCTACGGCAAACCCCATCGACATGGAGATTATCGGTATCGAGGGTAGGGCAGCAATCCTTCGGGAAGTTGCCAAGGGCTTGCAGATGCCAGTCGAGGATGTAGTCCCATCACCAGAAAAAGCGCGGTATACTTCTTCTACTGCTGGGGGGCAGGCCCCGCCACAAGCAGGCGCGCCACAAGTAGTAGACCCAGCAGGCCGACCGAAAGGAGGCCAAGAGGCAAACGTAGTGAGTAACAGAGTAACGGGGGGAGCATGACCAAGCCGAGTCCATATATCATCATGGCGCTAGCCAACTCTATCCGGCAGCATCCGGAACTTTTGGAGTGGCTTTTGTCGTGGAAGGCGCATGAGCTTGAGCAGCTACCCCACGCGATAACGAATCCGGCACTTTCTCAGGGGCGGTGCCAGGTACTTGGCGAGATATGTAAACTCGCCAAAGATGCCCCAGAACTAGCGGCGAAGTTGTGAGACTTCGCTAAATAACGCATACCAATAGGAGCGGATCGTAATGCCTATACCAGATCAAGTACGAAAGCAGTCAGAAGAAGTCCAGAGGATCTATGCTTCCCTTGAGGGGGAGGTGGAGAAAGAAGCGGACAAAGAGGAAAAGGGGGCATCGGGGGATAGTGATACTACCAACGACACTCAGGATTCCACGACTGACGGGAAACTTGATTCTCCTAGTGGGACTTCTTCTGAAGAGAAGAAGTCTGAAGACGACGAAACGGCACTCCAGAAGTACCGGACTCTCCAGGGCATGTATAACGCGGAGGTACCACGTCTGCGCCAGCAGAACAAGGAACTATCCGACAAGATACAGCATATGGAGCAGTTGCTATCCACGATGTCTCCTACAAAAGAGGCTCCGAAGGGGGAGTCTGAAGCCCGTCTTATCTCTGAGAAAGAGTTGGCGGACTATGGGGATTCTATCGAGGTTATGCGTAAGGTAAGCCGTGAGGAGTACTCGCCTGTGGCGAAGAAAATTGCGGAGATGGAGGCTACTATCACACGTTTACAGGGGAACGTAGTTCCCCAAGTGCAAAACCTGGTGAAGACCCAGGTAGCGAACACAGAGCAGCAGTTTTGGTCACAGCTGTCCCAATCGGTACCCTCCTGGGAGAAGGTCAACAACGACCCAGCTTTCCATGAGTGGCTACTGAAACCCGATCCATTGTCGGGGATTAGCAGGCAGACCATCTTAGAAGACGCGCAGCGTAGTTATAACGTGGGTAGGGTAGCGAGTTTCTTCACCACTTGGATGGGGAGTACTGGGGATATAGGCGGAAATAAACAGCCGCAAGATAAGGGCTCTTCTGAACTCCAAAAACAAGTGTCTCCTGGTCGGAGTCGTGGTTCTACCACGGCCACGCCTACTGGAGATACGGACAAAACCTACTCACCTGCGGACATAGCGTCGTTCTTCGACGCGGTTAAGCGGGGGAAGTATGTAGGTAAGGAGAAGGAGCGAGACCGTATTGAGCGGGATATCTTCGCGGCACAGCGCGAAGGCCGTATAACTGCATAATTACGAGGTATTGGTATGCCATTCCCAACAGCACAGGGGTACCCTACGTACTCCGGCAACTTTATTCCGGAGATCTGGTCCGGGAAGATCATAGAGAACTTCTATGACGCTTCCGTGTTGGCCGCGATCTCCAACACCAACTATGAAGGCGAGATCTCCAAGTTCGGGGATACGGTTAATATCCGTACTACGCCGGATATCGTCATTAACGACTACGTTAAGGGGGACGTGCTGGATATTCAGTATCCAGATAGTCCTAAGATCCAGCTGGTGATCGACAAGGGGGAGTATTTCGCCTGTGTCGAAGATGATATCGACAAGATCCAGACGGATATCTCCCTTATGGACCTCTGGTCCAAGGATGCGTCGGAGCAGATGAAGATCACTC